TTAAAACTTTAACTGCTAGTTCTAGTTCTACATTGTCATTCGTACATGGAAGTTCTAGTGTAGTTTTAGATAATACATATCCTATTTATATGTTTAAATTTATTAATATTCACCCATCAGAACAAGAACATTTATTTTTTAATTTATCAGTTGATAGTGGATCAAATTATAATGTAGAAAAAACAACAACATTATTTCAAGCGGCACATAATGAAGCTGATAGTGTAGCGGCACTTGGGTATGAAAGTGGACAAGATTTAGCAAATGGAACAGGAGATCAAAAAATTGCCAATAATCTTGGAACAGATAATGATGAAAATTTTTGTGGAGAAATGTTTTTATATTCGCCATCATCAACAACTTTTGTAAAACATTTTATGGTAAGAGCATCTTATTCAGAAGGAACTCCTTTTGCTATTGATTATTATATATCTGGTTATGCCAATACTACTTCTGCAGTAAATGCAGTTATTTTTAGAATGAACTCTGGTAATATTGATTCTGGCAAAATTAAACTTTATGGTATTAAGGATAGCTAATGAGCATAGTTAAATTAAATAATAGGGGTGTAAAGAACGCAACTGCTTTTGGTTCTGGTGTAACAAGTCTAGGGACTATAATACTTATCAAAAAACTAACAGCTAGTTCATCTAGTACATTATCTTTTGTTGATGGATCAAGTTCAGTTGTTTTAGATAATACTTATAAAGAGTACATATTTACATTTAACAATATACACGCAGCAACAGATAATACTGAGTTCTCATATGCTTTTAGTGTAAATGCTGGTTCTAGTTATACTGCTGTGTCATTAACAACAAGTTATTTTAGAACATATCATTATGAAGATGATAGTGGTGCTGCTATAGATTATAGAACAGGGCAAGATACATCAGAAGGCACAGGAAAAAGACCATTATCAGAGGGTCAAGGAAATGGTAATGACGAAAGTTTATCAGGTTACTTACATTTATTTAACCCCTCAAATACTTCACACGTTAAACATTTTATTGCTAGAACAAATTTTTATGGTAGGCTTAATTATACGATGGATGCTTACACAGCAGGTTATGCAATGACAACTAGTGCAATAGATGCAGTACAATTTTCTATGGATTCAGGCAACATAGATGCTGGAGATATTTGTCTTTATGGTATTGCATAACAATTAACAAAGGAGTATAAATAATTATGGCAAGACATCACAATATAAATGGGAATATAGTTCCTTTTACTGCTGAAGAAGAAGCACAAAGAGATGCTGAAGAACAAGCATTTTCTGATGGTGCATTTGATAGAGCAATCGCAAATTTAAGACAAAGAAGAAACTCTTTGTTATCTGCAACTGATTTCCATGCTTTATCAGATAACACAATGTCAGCAGATATGACAACTTATAGACAAGAACTTAGAGACATCACAGAGGGTCTTACAACAGTAGAACAAGTAGAAGCAGTAGATTTTCCAACCAAACCATAAGAGGTTTAAATGCAACTTTCAAAAAATTTTAAATTAGAAGAATTTGAAAAATCATCTACTGCCATTCGACATGGTATTGAAAATAAAGCTGGGTCAGGAGAAATAAAAAATCTTACTGATTTATGTTATGCTGTTTTAGAACCTGTAAGAGCAAAGTTTGATAAACCAATAATTATTACTTCAGGTTATCGTACAGAAGCCTTGTGCGAAATTTTAAAATCAAGTAAGTCCAGCCAACATACAAAAGGCGAAGCTGTTGATTTTGAAATAGCTGGTATATCTAATTTGCAAGTTGCAATATGGATAGAAAACAACTGTGATTTTGACCAGCTTATTTTAGAGTTTTGGAAAGAGGGAGAGCCTAATAGTGGTTGGGTACATTGTTCTTATAAAGATGGCTCTAATAGAAAACAAGTTTTGACTTATTCAGGTAAGGAGTTTAAAAATGGATTACCTGATGCTAAATGGTCAGGTGGTAAATTTGCAAACTAACAAAGGAGAAAACTATGCCTTATCATTATGGACATGGAAAAGATAAAAAAAGAAAGAACAAGCCTAAAAAAAGTAAAATGGCTAAAAGAAGTAAGAAAAAGTAATGGCTAAAAAAAAAAGAAAGAAAGCACCAAAAGGTTATCATTATATGCCTGATGGTAGATTAATGAAAGACTCAGATCATGGCAAAAAAAAGAAAAGTCGCAAAAGATAAGAAAACAAAAATTCCTAAAAAGTATTTATCAGGTCTTAAAGGTGGTAAAAGATCAGCTAGAGCAAGTCTTATTAAAGCTATGTCAGAAGCTTATAAAAAAGGTCAAAGAATCCCAAGATCAATGTTTGTTGCGAGGTATAAATAATGGCTGTTAGAAGAAAACCTTTATCTGCTAGAACAATCTCAATACTAAGAGCAAAAGCAAAAGGTAGAAAGAACATAACTTTGGGTATGCTTAAAAAAGTATATCGGAGAGGACAGGGTGCTTTTTTATCATCAGGGTCAAGACCTCGTACATCAATGTCTTCTTGGTCGCTTGGGCGAGTTAATAGTTTTTTGCGTGGTAGTAGAAAACATGATACAGACCTAAGAAGAAAGCGAAAAAAGTAATGAAATCAAGTAAAGAAAAAATTGTAGAATTAGATGGTAAAATAAAATTAGTAAATCAAAAAATAGATTTAATAATTAAGAATCATTTACATCACATGAAACAAGACATAGATAGAATTTTATATTCTCTTGGCGCAATCGGACTTTTAGTTTTAGGTCAATTACTTTACTTACTAACCAAATAGTTGTATAGGTCTTATATGACCTATAAGAGAATACTTGTTATATCTGATCTCCACATTCCATATCATCACAAAGACTCCATAGAATTTTTAAAAGAAATTAAGAAACAATACAAACCTGATTTTGTTGTTAATATTGGTGATCTCTTAGATTTTCATGCTATCAATATGCACACACACGACCCTGATTTATATTCTGCTGGACATGAACTTAAATTATCAAGAAGATATGTAAAAGAACTAGAGTCTATATATCCAAAAATGATTGAAGTAGAATCTAATCATTCAAGCTTAGTTTATAGACGAGCATTGAAATATGGAATGAGTAAAGAGTTTTTAAAAGATTATGGTGATTTTTTAGGCACAAAAAAATGGAAATGGGTTGATGATTTAACACTTGATTTACCAAATAAACAAAGATGTTTTTTTACACATGGAAGATCAGCAGATGTATTAAAAGTTTCTCAAACTATGGGTATGTCAGCAGTTCAAGGTCATTATCATACAAAGTTTGTTATATCTTGGTGGGCAAATCCTGATAATCTATTTTTTGCTATGAATGTAGGTTGTTTAATAAATCAAAAATCATTAGCTTTTGCCTATGCTAAAAACTTCAAAACAAGGTTTATTCTAGGTTGTGGTATTATTATTGATGGAATACCAAGACTTTTACCTATGGTCTTGAATAACAAAGGAAATTGGATTAAGAAGCTAGTATAGAACAAATATGGGGTCTAAATCGAACAGAGAGGGGTCAAATTTAAGCAAGTCTGCTTTAGATAGGCAAGTACAAGGCAATCACTACAAAAAGCTAAAATATCAAGTTTCAGAGTATATTTTAGGAAATAACTTAAATTGGATAGATGCTAACATTGTAAAATATGCTTCAAGAAATAAAGATGGAGAAACTTTAGAACAAAAGTACAGTAAAATAATCCATTATGCAGAACTTGGTAAAGAATTGTTGAAAAATAAAAAATAAGGAATATTAGGAATGAATGAAATTACCTTATTTAATTTATTCAATTCTTATAGTATATTGGACAACACTAATATTTTTAACAAATAATTACTTATGATATTTAGTTTATTAAATAACCCACTTACAAAATTAGCAGTTGGTAAAGTAACTGAGCATTTTAAACATAAAGCAGAAAAAGTTAAAACAATTAGAGCCGCAGAAATAGAAGCGGCTAAAGATGTTGATATTACAAGAATTAAAAGCCAAGATAAAAGTTTTAAAGATGAACTGTTACTCGTCTGGCTTATAGGAATGTTAAGTACTGGTTTTTTTGAAAGCACTAGAGATAACTTTGAAGAATGGGTAAGAATCATAAACGATCTTCCAGATTCAGTATGGTATCTTGTAATTATTGTATTTACTGCAACATTTTCTACTAAAATGACAGATAAGGTTTTAAACAGAAACAAAAAGAAGTAATATGTCCGAATGGACAGAGACGCAGTAATTATAGATGTTGAATTTAAAATGGAATCTGATTACTCAGAGTTTGGTCATTTTATTTGTTTAAGATTTGTAGATGAAAGTCCAACACTTGTAAAACTATCTTCTTTCATAAAACAACTATCAGATTTTGACGATGTAAAACTTATAGATTACAATTACAACATAGAACCAATTACAGAAAACACCGACATTACAGATTTTGAAATAGTAAAGCATTAGTGGCACAGGGCAGAATAATTTAAAAAAACTACCCTGTACCGAGAGAGCCAACCCATAAACCCTCGCTTATGGGTCTATCTAAATGTAGTATATTTGTTTTAAGGAACAGTTTCAACATTTAGAATTTTGTTATCCCTCTTGCTTTCCAGCTAGAGTTAAATCTCTTTTTACTTCTGTTTGTCTTACAGATAAATACCTATCAAGATTGTTATACATTAGTTTTGCTTTTATAAGTTGGCTTTCAGCATAAGCATAACTATCAATAACTTTTTTATATTCAGGATCAGTTCTTGCTTTATGTTCAGCTTCAATAACTGTTTTTGTATCAATTTTGTATTTTAAAAATAATTTACTAAACATAGCTTTTCTTGATTCATCAAGGACAATAGCTTTCTCAGCCCACTCAGACCATTGATTACTAGCTTCAGTCATTTTCTTATATGCTTCTCTGCTATTTAGATTCATTGTTTCCATTTATTATCTTTCGTAATAACATATTTAAATGTTGATGTTGTTGGGTCAAAATTATTAAATTCTAGTTTGCTACAAGATACAACAAGCATAAATATAACAATAGCAAATACATAGATAAAAAATTTAAATATTTTTTTAGAGTATTTTCTGTGTATTGGAATACCAAATAATATCATGGGTATAAAAGCATATCGTCAGCTTGTTTTTTTAAATTTTCTATTTCTTGTCTAAGATCGCCATTTAGTTTTTTATGACTTTCATTAACACTTTGATAAGTAGTTATTTCAGCTTCTTTGGTATCAATAATGTTTTTAAGATTTATTATAACTTGTTGTAATGTTTGTAGCAAACTAGAATTTAATAATTTTGACCCAA